AGGGATGGCTCGAGACACTGCTACATCCACGGAGCGCGACGATGACTATCGACGAAGTACGCCGCGCGTTTCTGCGAGATGTGGCTCTGACGCCGGAAGCGAAGGCAGCCATCATTGCCGCGCTCGACGTGGCGGAGGCGTGCGTTGATTGGGTGGGCGAGGGGGAGCTTTGCCACACATGCGGCGGAGTCCTGGGGCACCAGGACGAGTGCCCGGTCGGAGCCTTCGCCGCCACCATTCGCCCGGCATCGGGCGGGGAGGGGACGTGAGGAACTACCTAGAGCGACTGCCGGAACTCGCGAAGGAGCTGATCCGAGCCGAAGCGGCCAAGCGGCGCGGCCTCACCATCACCGAACTAGGCCGCAAGATCGAGATCCACGTGCCCCGCGGGCTATGGGTGCGCGCCACGGTCGACTGGTTCGGGCTCGAGATCGGCAAAAAATACCGGGTGACCGACGTCGCGTGGATCCGCGGCAGCGTGTGCTACTGCCTCAAAGGCCCGCTCGGCGACGAGGGGTACATCGCGGCGTGTTATTTCGACAAGCCCCCTAAGGGCGGATGGGTATGGGGTAAGTCATGAGGATCCACCACTGTCTGTTGTCTCTGGCCCTGCTGTTGTGCAGCGCGTGCAACTGGTTCCCTTCGCCGCCGGAGCACTACCTCGTGCACCCTAAGGTGCACTTCATTTTCTGGGGCGCGACCTGGAACGCCGCCGACTACGAGGTGCGCTGGACACGGCTGCTCGCGGCGGCTCCCGGGACCCCGGCCGTCCTCGACCGACTCGCCGAGTACGGCAATACCGGCGCGACGTTCGTAGGTCCCGCATACCAGCCCGCTGATGTACCCGTCGACACAACCCCCGGGGCGCAACTCCTCGACGCGACGATCGACGCCACGCTCGAGGACTACTTCCGTACCGGGCAAGTCCCCGCCCCCTCGGGCGAGGACGTGTACGTCGTATTCCTACCGACGGGCACGACAACGGTCCTGTCGGCTACGACAGGGGCCATCGGCTATCATACGGCCAGTTTCTCGGCGAACGCCTGGTACGCGATTGCGGTCGTTACGGACCGAGGCACGAACGACATAACTTTGTCGCACGAGCTGTACGAATCGATCACCGACCCGTACGGTACGGGCTGGCACAACGGCCCCCACAAGGAAGAAGTGGCGGACATGTGTGAGCCCGGCAAACCGACGTACGTCGCCCCCGGTTACGAGATATGGGGCGACACGTGGGTATCCCACGTGTGGTCCGCCGCGCAAGGCAAGTGCCTTTAGGGGCGGGCCTTAGGTGACGCGGGGACGGCTCGGGCCGGAGTAGTGGCTGAAGCGCCCGTGCGAGGCGGTCTGGAAAAAGAAGTTTACGCCAGACGACACCACGGACGGTAGTTGGCCGGTCAGGTGACCTGCTGTCGATATCTGTAGCGTGGTGAAGTACCAGGTGTTTCCCCCGTCCGTCGAGTAGATCGGATCGGCGGTACTGCCCGGCGCCACCAGGCCCACAATACACCCCGCGTCGGTGCAAGCGATCGATACCAGCCCCCCGGGTACGCTAGCGAGCCCTGTACCCTGTTCGGCCCAGGTGAGTCCGTCGTAGGAGATGTAGATGTGGGTCTTGCTGTCGGTCCCCGCAGAAGTGAGGATAAAAGCCTGATCGGCCACAGAGTAGCACAACCCACCGAAAATGTCCCCGTGGGAAAAAGCGGCCGGATAAGTGTGGGCCGTCCAGGTGAGGCCGTCTGGTGTCGTGGCGTATTTGGTCAATGACGGGCCGCCTTGAAAGAACACCATAATCGTCGGAGACGCAGCCTGGAAATTTAGGCTCGCTCCAAGATTGTCCAACGAGGAGATAGTGGTGACGCCGTATATCAGGGATCCGGTCGCCATCGCGTAGCTGCGTGGATATTTGTTGGTGGAGGCGCCGTCCGAGGAGAACGTGATTACGACTTGCCCCCCAAAGATATTGGCGGTCGCGATATCGTAGCTCTCCGTGACATCCGTCACCAACAACGTCCAGGCCCCGCCCGGGACGCAGTAGTAGATCAAGCCCGCATCGTCGGAGTGACGTATCTGCACCATGAAGTGGTGGGTGCCATCGAAGATATTGGCGACAACCCGTCCCGCGCCGACCGCCGCACCGTTAGAGACCGTTGCCCAGTCGGCCGCGCTGCTATCCGCGTCGTGCCCGTTGGTCGAGTAGACATCGCTCGCCCCAGACCCTGAGCTGGCGCTGAGGCCGACCAACCACAGGGTGTTGAGCGGGTCAAAGTAGGCGGACCCGAAGACAGATCCGGCCAACACAGACGCGGGTAGGATACCGTGGTTCCACCCCGCGCCCGGCACCGTAACGCCCGTCACAGAGGCCGTAGCCATCTGGGAGAAGAGGTAGTTCATCTCCTGAGCAGACGGGGCCTGGCCGGGGGTGAACGCCCGGTAGTTGGGGTTGACCTGGTAGGGGGTCGACGACCAGGCGAAGGCCCCCGCAGGATAATTACCGCTTGCCCAGGAGAACATTTAGTGCACCCATTGGAGCCCGGCGAGTTCGTCGGGGAAAGAGCCGCCTACCGAATCCTTGAAACCGTGCGCGCCGACGTTGTGGCTTACCGAGTCATCCCACCGGATAAGCGTATTACCGTCCGTCGGGTAGCGAAGATTGCCGGAGGTGCCGGCGCTTTTCGCTTCGCCGAGAAACATCACGAGCGCGTTGATGATCGACGTCGTCGCCGACGCGCCCGCCGCCGTGATGTCTTCTTCCCAGGATGCCGTACCCGTGTCGCGATACACCCCCCCGGTAAGGAGCAGCGCCACGATGGCGTTGATGTCCTCGGACAGGCCGTGGGAGATGTTGACGCGCACCTGGACCTTTATGATCGCCAGGTAGGCGGCGTCGCTAAGGCCATTGCGCCCGGGGGCGCCGACAAGGGCGCCGAGCTGATCCTCGACGTTCCACGGGCCGCCCGCCATCGGTAGGTTCGCGAGCTGCATCCCGTTGATGATGCTCCAGTCGGCGTTCTCGCACTCTTGGAGGGCGTGCATGAGCGCTGAGACCACACCGCTCACGACGGGGGCGTTGACGTAGTAGGACGTCAGCAGCGCGCCACCCTCGGCGACCGTAGCGTTATCGACGACGGGGACGCCCATTAGAAACCGTTGACCAAGATCGTGGTCGTCGAGGCCAGTGTGTAGATGTTGAGGTAGCTGCCCGGGAGGTTCGCGGTGTTCACCGGCGAGGGTACGATGTCGAAGGCAAACGTCGGCACGTCGGTAACGACGGGCGTGTACACAACCCCCGTCGGAGAGGTAACGATCTCGAGCGGCGAGGCGCTAAACGCTCGGGCGATGACCCCGACACCGAGCAGTAGGTTACTCTGCACCCACGCCTGGATGGCTCCTTTGACGGCCACGCGGATCGGGTCGGTGAGCGACGAGGAGGCCGGGGCCGGGACGACCGTGCATGTGACATACAGGCCGAGCTGGTTGGCCTGGTCGAAGTAAACCGTTTGTGGGTTGCCGGCGCTATCGGTAACCGTGTTTACCTGCGCCCCGAAGGACGCGATGCCCGTGGGCTTGTTCGACCAGATGGTGTTCGCGATCGTCTGACTGACCGTCAGGCCGCTCGGGAGCACCGTCGCCAGGCCCCCGACGCCGGCCCACACGACCGCCCGGAAGCTCTTGCCCGGCAGCCCCGTGGCGTCCGTCACCAGGGAGGTGTTCTCGAAGACGAACGCCTGGATGATAGGTGCACCGATCTTCAGGATTGCCGCCCGGATGGCATTGGTGTCACCGCTGCCCTGGCCGTTGATTTGAGCCAAGCGACGCTGGCGAAGGGTCGTGTCGGTGTCGGCGGCTACGCCGGGGATAGCGGCGTTGGGGTTTGTGACGCCAAGCCACCCGCCGACGGGGGTGTTTATGACGGTGATGGTGCTGGCGTTAGCGTTGAAGACGCCGGGGGAGGAGGACCGGAACACCCCGGGGTACATCCCGGCCGACGTGCTCGTTACGGTGGCCGTCAGTACCCAGGTGTTTTGCGGCTGCCCTGACACGGCCACAATGGCCCCCGCCGTCACCGTCGTCGAGGCGTTGAGGTTTAGTTGGCACGTCACCGTCGAATACGTCGCCACCTGGGGGATCGTACCGGACAGGGTGCAGACGTTCGCCAGGAGGTTACCCTGCGCGGCGGCGGGGTTCAGGGCGTTGTAAAGCGTCGCCGAGAGCTGGTACTTCTCCGACAGCTTCTGGGCGAAGATCCCGATGATCTGCCCCCAGGGCTGGTTGGGATCGAGGTTCAAAGAGGCGTTGACGTACGCCAGGAACTTGCTGTTGAGGTCCGCCACTTCCTGGGCGGTCGTGGGGGCGACAAACCCCTGGGGCGTGAGCACTGGCGCGGTCATTAGGACTGGTTACTCCCTGGGACAGCGATGATGAACGGCACGCCCACGCCCCCTTGCAAAATCGCCCCGTCGTTGGTGCGCATGCCGAAGGTGGCGTTGAGCTGCCGCGTCGTGGAGATAAAGTCTAGGTTTAGTTCCGTGATGGCCGCCACCCCCACGCAGGACTTGATGACCCGCTGGAAAATCGTGGAGATGGTGTTCAAGTTGGGGTTGGAGACCAGGATGTTCTGGAAGTACGGAACCCCCTGCCGCGTGTCGGCGAACCACTCCCCGAGGCCGAACGAGAACTTGTTGGTCAGCTCTTGCGCGGTGCAGGACGCGACGCTGGTGAGCAACGTCATGTTGCCGTTGGCGGAGATATCCAGGTCTCCGGTGGCGGTCTGAAGAAAGCAGCTCACGGGGATTCTAGCGCCTAGGCGCTCTTGGCGGTGGCGGAGCCGGTGGTGGAACTGACGGGCCAATTAGCCATCTGCCAACTTGTCAAGGCGGAGAAAAAAGTGCCGAGCCCGACGAGGGTGGGGGTATAGGGTGTCGCCACCAAGAGGTTGATGAGGGAGTCGATTTTCGTGCTCAGCGCTACCGCCGCCGATGAGCCGCCCAGCTCGATGTCGCTGGCGGATATTTTGATCTGGGCGGTACCGCCGTCCTTGCCGATGATGATCTTGCTCGGGTCACTGCCGGGTGACGCGAACATCGCGCTGTCGTACTGGAACATCGGCAGGGCGAACGGGCTATCGGTCGTGTGCTTGCCGACCCATCCCGGGGGGGTAGGCTGGCCGTTGCCCGAGCGCCAGGAGTCGGCCGAGAGGTCGCTGAAGACGAGCAGCACCCCATCCCCGACCGTCACCGGCAGCCACACGACGAAACCCCCGCCGCGCAAGCACCCGAGCGGCACGTCGGAGAAGCTCACGGGGGGTTCCTGGATGGCTGTGCCCAGCTCGTCGAACACCACGCCCAGGGTCGCCACGACGACATCGACCGTCTGCCGCGAAGGATAGACCGCCGTCACCGTCGCCGGGACGCACTTCTTCAGGTCGTTCTTCAACTGGTCGCCGAAGTTGAGGAGTATCTCGCTGAGGGTGCGTTCGTGCGGCATTAGTACTTGCTCCCTGTGAAGGCGCACGTCCAGTCGTTGCCGAACGTCGTGCCGCTGTAGCGGGCCTTCTCGACCCGATAGGCCCCTTGTAGGAAGAGGCTGTCGACGACCACCAGCACCCCCGGCAGAAGACCGGGGATGAGAAGCGTCTTGCAGGACAGGATGCCGGCGCTATCGACGCTCGGGGAATCGATCATCCCCGTGCTGTCCTGGATCTGGATGGCGCTGGTGTTGGCCAGCGCCTGGCCGATGTTGATGAGCTGAAGCTGCCCGTCCTGGATGCTCCACTCCAGGCCGGCGCTCCGGCACAAGTCGGTCATCCGCTGGGCGCCGTTGCCCGTAAGCGCCGCGCCATTGACCGCGCTTAGCGACGTGCCGTGGAGGTTAGCCAGCGCCGCCTGGAGGTTCCCGTTGCCGATGCCGAGCTGCTTGGTGATGGCGCTAAACGCTTGGGCTAGCGGCACTTTCGGGCCGAGGGTCTGGTAAAGCGTACCGACGATGCTGCCGGGCTGGATCTTCTTCGTCATGCGCACGCCGGTCGGACGGGCGATGCTGTCGGTGCTCTCGATATGGGTGAGGTAGTCCGGCCCCTCGCGGGTCGTCCACGCGGCGCGCGTCTCGGCGAAGAAGAGCTGCGTCGTACCCCCCGCGTAGCCTGCCTCGAGCTTGACGGTAAGCTTGGGCGAGGAGGAGATGGCCTTGCGGGTCGTGTCCGCGAAGTTGTACACCTTGAGCTGTAGGGTGTTGGGTTCGGTCGGCTTGAGGGATTTCTCGACGACAAACTCCATGTCGAAGCCCGAGATGTCCCGGCCGGTCTGGGCGTCGGCGTTGAACGTCCCGGTGATGGGGTCCTGGGTATTGTCCTCGAACCCAATCGTCAACGAGATCGATCGGGTGAAGAGCTGCACCCCCTGGGCTTGCGCGATGGCGTTATTGAGGCCGTCGACCACGTTACACCAGGTAACCGGCGAACCGCGTAGGTTCGTTTTCGGGCGTCGTCGAGAAGAGGTCAGCCGCCGGGACGTAGATCAAGAGGCATCGCTGCTGGTCGCCCAGCTCCCCGATGGCTGGGGGGTTGTCGTTGGCGGCGCTCACCGACACGACGAACAGTTCCCCTGGAGGTGTGCCCCCGAAGGGCTGCATGAGAGGGTAGTTGGTGACGAGCTTCATCCCGACGACGTAGTTGGTGCTCCCGTCGGACGAGCCGATGGTGAGGTAGTAGCACGCCTCGCGGTCGTTATACTGGAACGTCAAAAGGTAGGGCGTACCATCGAGGACGGTGATCTGGGTCCAGAACCGTAGGTTGACGTCGGTGGGGATTTGCTGGGCGGCCATGCTACTGGGATAGGTATGGGTTGGGGGCGATCATCCCCGATTTTTGCATGTCGAACGACATGGCGCTCGAGACCCCCGCGGGCGGGGGCTTTACATCCGTCTTGCCCTTGTTGACCGTCGGCGCGGCCGAGGGGATGCTCGGGGCCGGAGCCGCGACCACCGAGGAGTTCACGAACCGGATCTCCCGCAGCATCAGGGTGAAATACGCGCCCGTACCCGCCTTCGGGGAGCGGGACATCTTCACCGCCTCGAGTACCATGTCGGTGTAGTACGCCTTGGGGGTATTGACGTTGAGCAGCGTTGCCGTGGTACGCAAGATTTCCAGGTTGTTGAAAATCTGAAGCGGGTAATCCGCCGCGCCGACGAACTGATCGACGTTGGGGGCGATCTGGGTAGTGGTCTGGCCGTTCGGCAGGGCAGGTGTGCGGAAGATGTTGCCCGAAGTCGCCGATGCCGCGGCATTGAGGGCGATGAAGTAGGCGTTGGCATCGTTGGGTTGCCCGACGGCCAGCAGCATGGGGGCGCGGGTAGCGTCGGGCGAGCCGATGGGGGTATTGCTCGTGAACACCTCGAGCGTCACCCGGCGCGCGAGCGGGCGCACATGGTCGACAACCGCGGCCCCCTGCTCGACGGTGTGCTCGGTGACCTCGCTCGCGTTATCGTGCTCCTCCGAAATCACGGCGTCGAAGTGCATCTCCGCAAAGTTCGGCAGGCCGGCGGCAGCGAGCTGCGTTGTGTCCGTCCACGACAGGTACGCCGACAGGATGTGAGGCAGGGAGGTGCCTTGGACCCCCGCCCCGAGCTGGACCGAGCTGACGGGTGTGAACGCCATTACTGGGTCGACGGCATACCTGGTGCCGTCCCTGCGTAGGCGTCGCGTAGCTGCGCCGCGTGGTCTTTCATCGCGCCTTTGACACCGTTCGCCACGTCGCGGGCCGTGTTCTTGTCGGCGTTACCGTGCACGTGCACTTCGATTTTGTTGCTCACCTGCATCGGTACTTGCGGCGCCGAGGGGGCACCCTGCGGCATCGGCCCAGCGAACTGCGGGCCGCCCGGCTCGTACGCGCGCGTAGGGCGGTTGCCCATATTGGTGAGCGCGTCGCCGATACGTCCGTAGGCGTCGGCGCGTTGGTTGTATGCGGCCTTGGAGTCCTGGAACATTTGGAAGGCGTCCGACAATTTCCCGGATGCGCCGAGGGACACGATCGATTCGATAGCCTTGCCGATGCCGAAGAGAAGCTCGAAGGTCTGAATGAGGCCCGTTACAACCGTGTCGATGCCGGCCGCAACGCTAACCGTCATCAGGCCGCCCCACTTGACGATGTCCGGGAGAATGCTGGCGAGGCCCTTCTCGAAGGTCTGGAAAAGTGTCAAACCGGAATCGTTCGCTCCGAAGATGGCGGTCATCAGGTCCGACATCGCCCCCTTCAAATCGATCCAGAACTTGAGCGCCGTGCCGCTGCCCCCGAGCTTGTCGAGCATCCGGCCGAGGACGCTATCGCCGCCTTCCCAGAAGGTGTAGATGTCGTCGAAGATGGCGTAGAGCGGCACGAACGCCGCCGCCAGCGCGACTACGAGGCCGATGGCGATGCCGATCATCGGGTTGGTAATGAGGAACGCCGCCGTGAGACCCGCACCTACGATAGCGACGAAGCCCACCAGCGCCATGAGCGCCGTACGGAAGGCGTACGTGTGCTTGGACAAGGCGATGAGGTTCTTAGCGGTCTGAATGCCGCGCTGCTGGAACTTCTCCAGCCACGGCATTAGCTCTGTGGCGAGGGCCGTCTTGATCGTCCGCCACCCCATCGCGAGGCGCTTGGCGTTGTAGTCGTAGATGTGAGCGCGCTCGACGAAGGTGGCGTTGAAGCCCCCGCCCAGGTCCTTGACATCCTGGAACATCTGCCGGAGGTACTTGCCGCCCTTCTGGAGCATCGGCAGGAGGCTAGAGCCCCCGCGGCCGAGGAGGCGCATGGCGATGGCTGTGCGCTCGGCCTGGGAGTGCACCCCCTCGAGCTTATCAGCCACTTCCGCGAGCAGCTCGTCGGTGGGCTTGATCTCGCCGGTCGAGTCTTTGATCTGGATGCCGAGCTGGGCAAAAACCTTGACGGCGCTCTTGGTGTTGAAGGCCGCCTCGCCGATGGCCCGGTTGAAGAACCGCAAGCCCACAGCGAGCTGTTGGCTCGATACCCCCACAACGTTGGCGGCAAACTCGTAGCCTTGTAGCTCGTCGGTCGAAACCCCCAGGCGTTCGGCATTGTGGTCGAGCTGATCAGCAAGTTCGATCTGCTCCTCGACCATGCCGACGATGCCGCCGATGGCGCGTTTGACGGCGATGACGTAGCCGGCCAGCGCGGCGGCGGTGCCGACCTGCCAGGCGCGCTTGGACCGGGCGGCGGCCTCTTCCTCGGCAGCGGCCTTTTCTTCGCTGGCGCGCCGCTGAAGGTCGCCGATCCTCTGCTCCAGTTGCCAGGCGGCCATCCGTTCCCGAACGACCCGCTTCAATCCGCCGGGGCTATTGAGAATTTTCTGCCGGAACTCCTCCGCCTTTTTCAAATTGGCGATATTCCGCTTGAGCGCGACGTCTACATCGTCCAGGTCCTTTTTTCCTTGGACCTTGACAATAAACTGGGCGAGTACTTGACGGAGCGCGGGCATGTTTTATCGGGGTCTAGGTTTCGCCGCCTCTTTCTCCGCTTCGTTCCACTCTCTCAACGCTTCGTTGCCGTGCCACAGGTCCTCGAAGGACCACTGGGTTTGAATTTCTATGAGGCTGCCCCAGCCTTTGGCGACGAGGCCCCAGACGTTCCAGTCGACGTCTTCGCCGGTCCCTTCGTTGCCATCGCCATCGCCATGAGGTCCTCCACCGTCCCCCCGAGGCCGAGCACGTCTAAAAAATTGCCGTAGTTCGCCTCCACGGAGGCTTTGAGCCACAGCGCCATCTCGCCGTAGTTGCCTACGAAATGGCTATCGTAAACGTCCTTCAGGACCCACTCCTTCGACGGGTCATCCACGGGCGACACCCGCGTGACGGCGCGGAAGGTCTTGGTGAAGAAGTCGAGGTTCTCGTCCGTAATCTCGGCGAAAAGCGCTCCGAAAACTTTGGCGATACCTTCCTCGTCCACGCCGCCTTGCGCAAAGCTCTTGCCACCGATGCGCATGAGCCGCGCCAAGACCTTCGACCCCTGGTCGGACCCGAGCTGTTCGATCTTGTAGACGTTTTTTCCGAGGGTCGTTTCCACTACTTCTCGCATGAAATCCTCCAAGAAAAAACCCCGCCCGCGGGTGTGCGAGCGGGGCTCTTATTCTAGGTGGCCAACTAATTAGGAACCGCCATCGAACCGGACCAGGTCGCTGCACTCGAGCTGCCATTCACGCATCGTGACCTTGTTGTCGAAGCTCACGTCCGGGGGCTTGGCGATCCAGCAGTGGGCCGCCGAGAAGACGCAGATGCCGCTCACCCGATCGCGGACCATCATCGGGCCGATGTCGGCGCCGTTGGCTGCCAGGATGCCGGCGTTAGAAAGCGTCGAGAAAAGCGTATTGCCCTGGGAGGTCTGGGCGAGCTTCACCATGATGACCGCATGGCGGTTGTTGGTGCGCGACCGGGACACTTCCCCGTCGGTCCCGACGACCGTCTCGTAGTCGGGGGTCTCCTGCACGATGGTGAGGAACTCCCCGTCGGCGTAGCCGCTGTTGATCAGCAGCCCCATGAAAAACAGGGTTACTTGTGCAGCGTCGTACCTTTTCGTGCCTGCCATCTTTTATCCCTAGTAGGTGAGGACGCCCGTGATCTGGACGCTGTTGATCGCCCCGGCGAGCGTCGCGGCGAAGAACACGCTCGGGAGGTTTCGCAGGGCCTTGTTCGCGTACGCGACCGAAGCGATGGCCGGCGTGGAGATCGTGAAGGCCGGCGATGCTGCGATGAAGCCCGACTGGACGAAGCTCTGGAGGACACCCGTGAGAACGCCTCGGACGAGGTCGACACCCGCGTCGGTGTAGGGCACCTTCAGGTTGTTCAACTGGAGGGTAACGATGCCCACCTGGATAGCGTTGGTGAGCGCATCCGACCCGCGCGTGATGTCCAACCACTGGCCCGAGGGTTGCTTGCCGAATTGGGTGACGCCGACACCGAGGAGGCTGGAGTAGACGCTCCCGTTCTTGCCTTCGACGTTGTGGATCTGCGTAGTCGTCAGGTTGTCGATCGGGACGTTGGCGAGCGTCTTCATCGCCCAGTTTTCCGAGCCGGCCGTCGTGGGGGCCATGCGCCCCACCCAGGCCGCGCCGGAGTAGCTGAGCAGTTCGGTCTGGGCGAAGATGCCACCGCTGCGCGCGTGGCTGAGGCCCTTCTCCGTGGAGAAGATGTCCGAGGACGAGCCCGTGGCGCAAATGGTGTCGCTGTTATTCCAGACGAACATCATCGGACCGTTCGCTTCCGCGAAGGCCGCTGCCGTGGTGATTTCCGCGGCGCTATTGCTGTCGAGCAGGAGGAAGTAGAAACCCCCCTGGCTCGAGGCATAGGTGACGAGGTTATTCAGGTCCGTCGTCAGGCCCGCGGGTGAGGTCGTGGTATCCGTGAAGGTCATGTGCGCCGGGACGTCAGGGTAGACATCCAAGAGCAGGCCGGCCGTCATCGTGAGGGTCATCGTGGCCGACGAGTGCGTCGCCACCAAACCGGGGATGGCGAGGGCCGTCACCGCGGTGTTCATCGTGAGCACGTCCGCCGTGGGCACGCCGGTCGACTGGAAGCTCACCGTCTTCAGCGCACCGCCGGGCTGGCGGAGCTGGATCGTGTAGGTGTCGAGGTTGCTCACCGACAAGAGGAGCATCGTCGTCGTCTGGGTGTAGTTCGACGTACGGGGCCCGATGAGCACCAGAGGAGGAGCGGGGTTCTGGGCGAAGATTTGGCTCGCGCAAATGTAGGCGGGGTGGATGGCTGCGGGCCCTGCGCCCAAGGCTGCCGTGGCCTCTGTAAGGACTGCGTTCGCGCTCGAGTAGCTGCGGACGGCGTTGGTGAACCACAAGGATGCCGCCGCAATGCAGGGCACGCCGAAGTTCGCCTGGGAGGGCCCGGCCCCGCTTACCGAGATCGATACATTGACGACGTCACTAATAGGCATGCTCGGCCCTCAAGGTTTCTTGCTACGGAGTCTAGCGCGCGACGGGGGCGATAGCCCCCAGGAGGCGCTAGAGTATTGTGGCCGATGATCCGATATTCCGACGTCCGACTCGACGCGAGTTCGATCAAGCAACTGCCGGACGGGTCGATCAAGGTCACCGGGCAGCTCACGCGATCCGGCACTTTTACCTACCGCAACTCCGACGGCACCGAGCGGCGGGAGTACCGCCCTAAAGATGAGGTCTTCAGCCCCCGGGCTAAGGAGACTTTCGCCTCGGCGACTGTGACGATGAACCACCCCTCCCGGGGTGTTGGCTCGCGGAAAGTATCCCCCGAGACGTGGCAGAAGGATGCTGTCGGCCACATGGGGGAAAATATCCGCGAAGACGCGGACTACCTAGTCGGCGACCTTTTCATCCGAGAATCAAAAGCAGTCGCGGGTGTGAAGTCGGGGGAAATCAAATTTGTCTCTCTCGGCTACGACGTTGACTACGACCCGACCCCGGGCGTCGATCCCGAGGGGGGACGGTACGACGGCGTTCAGCGGAAAATCGTGGGCAATCACGTCGCGCTTCTTCCGCCGGGAGTGGCCCCTCGTGGGGGTGAGGGGTGCAGCCTTCGCCTCGATGCGGAAGGCGACGAAGAGCCTTTTCGGACAGATGACATAGTGGGGGCTTTAGCCCCCGCGCTAGACTGTGTGGCACACATGGCTGATCAAAATCCCGCCCTCATTGCCGCAGAGGCAAAAATCGCTGCTCTCCAAGGAGAGCTGGATAAATCCCGGACCGACGCTTCGGAAGTCGGGAAGTTGACCGCCACGGTTGCGGCGCTGACGGCCGAGAACGCCAAGCTCTTGGCGCAGCTCTCCCCGGAGCGCCTCGACGCCCTCGCCAGTGAGCGGGCCGCGCTGGTCGCGGTTGCCAAGGACGCGGGCGTCGATGCCGCGGGCAAGTCCTCGCTGGCGGTCAAGCGCGCCATCGTCGCCAAGAAAACCCCGGCGCTCGCGACCCGCGTGGACGCGATGAACGACGAAGCGCTCGACCCGGTCCTCGCAGTCTACGCCTCGCTGCCCCACCCGAGCCTCACGGCGGTCGTGGCCCCCGTCGCGGGTAGCGACCCCGCCGCGCGCACGGATGCCGCGGCACCCCTGGCGGTTCAGCCCCTCTGGAAGATTCGCGATGCGGCCTTGGCCCGCTCGCATGCACGCATCAACGACGCTTCGGACCTGCCCGGTATCCTGGCAACGGTGAAATAATATGACCATCTCTATCGGACAGACGACCTACACGATGTTCAGCTCCCTGGCCGACCCTGGCCAGGTGGTCGACCTCGCGTTCAACGAGTTCGAGAGCTTCCCGGCTGCGGCCGTCGTCCCCCCGGGCGTCGCGGTCGAGCTTGCCGCGGACGGTCTCTCTTGCCAGCCCTGCCAGCAAACGTCCACGACCTTCGTGCCCCTCGGAATCTCGGTCCAGAACACGGCCCGCGAGGGTCAGGGCGCGGTCGGTGTTACCGGCTACGGCGTCCAGGGCCTCAGCTACCAAGTCGGCGAGATGGTCCGCGTCATGATGCGCGGCCGTATCTTCGCCGCGTGGCAGGGCACGACCCAGACGGCGTTCGCCTACGGCACGTCCGGTCAACCCCTGCACGTGTACCACAGCTCGACGGGGGCCAACCCCCAGGGCGTGTTCACCGACGCCGCGACCGCGACCACGGCCGGCGCGGAAATCGCCGCCGCGGGTAGCCAGTTCCGAGCGCGACAGGCTCAGCCCGGTACGGGCAACATTATCGAAATCGACGTGAACCTGCCGGGCGCCGTCTAACGGACTCTGAGGAGAATTGAAGATGAGCAGCCACGAAGATATGCCCACCGTTCGTCTGGATTCGACGGCGGCAGACATCCCGGCCGATTCCGGCAAACGGTTCGACCTGAGCGATTACATCACGCCGCAGGCCATGCTGAACCTCGGCGGGTCTCGCGAGGACGCAGCGGGCACGGCGTTCGCGCTTCGTGACCTGACGGACATCTACGCTCGGACCTTCGACGTCAAATACCCCGATCTCAAGGCACGGCAAATCCTGCCGATTTATTCCGGCGTCGATGCCGGTGCCGAGGGGTATGTGTGGCGCCAGTACAACCGCACGGGCAACGCAAACGTGGTCGACGACTACGCAGCGGACCTGCCCCAGTCCGAAGTCAAGATGCTGGAGTTCCAGAGCCGCATCTACGGCCTGGGCACTTCCTACGTGTACAGCATCCAGGACCTTCGCAAGGCCCGGATGGCCGGCATCCCGCTCGAGACCCGCAAAGCCTTCGCGGCCCGCCGGGCGATGGAGCAGGCGGTCGAGCAGTGGGCCTTCTTCGGCAACCAGCAAGTGCCGGGTTCGGCGCAACCGAACTTCCCCGGCCAGGCGCTCAAGAACGCGCCGGCTTCGGGCAGCGCGACGGATTACCTCCAGGCGTTCGGGTTTACCAACTTCCCGGGCATCCAAGCGAACACGACGACCAACAACTGGACGCTCCCGTCCACGTCGGTGTCGACGATCATCAACGACTTCAACACGCTGCAAAAGAGCATCGTGGTCAACAGCAAGGGCGTCCACACGCCCGACACGCTGGTCCTGCCGCTTTCGCAGTGGGCGAACCTCTCGACGATTCCCCGGTCGGTCACGTTCACGGACGACACGGTCATCCAGTACATCCGCAAGCAGAGCCCTTGGCTGAAGAACATCTACTTCACGCCGATGCTCGAGACGGCCGGCAAGCTCCAGAACGGCTCGACGGCGGGCCCCCGCATCATGCTCTTCGAGAAGAACGAAGAGAACATCCAGCTCGTCATCCCCCTCGAGTTCGAGCAGCTTCCTCCGCAGATGGTCAACCTGATGTTCAAGATCCCCTGCTACTCGCGTATCGGCGGCATCCGCTGCTCGTACCCCCTGTCGATCGGCTACCTTGACGGAGCTTCGGGCTAAACATGACTGTCACCGCAAGCGCAAGCCAGTACGTCGAAAACGCGCTGCTCAACTGGTTCCGGGGCACTACGTTCCCGGCCGCGAGCGCGACGCTTTACCTCGCCCTCTTCCAGACCCCTCCGGTCAACGGCGTTACCGCCGGCTCGGTGGAGGTCCCGCTCGCAAACAACTATTCGCGGCTCGGCTTCCTCACCGCTTCGGCGGGGTTCGCGGCCCCCAGCGGCGCGGCGCCGGCCACGGCGCTCAACGGCTCCAACCTGGTCCTCGCGACCCCGTCCGGGTCCTGGGGCACCGTGCAAGGCTGGGGCATCTTCGACGCCTCCACGGCCGGTAACATGCTGGCCTACGGCACCTTCGCGCCCATCTCCCCGGTCAACGGCGACACCGTAGAGTTCCTGACGAACAACCTGTCACTCTCGGTGACGTAACATGGCCACCTACTCGCTGGTATCGACTGCCCCCGTAGTCGTACTGCCGGGCGGGACGGTGTACGACTATTCGGACAGCACCTTCACGCCGCACGGGTTCCAAATCAAAATTGCCCAAGGGGCTACGGGCCTCACCATCACCAAGGCTGCCAGCTTCGGCGGTACGCAGGCGACGCTGACGTTCCCTATCTCGCTCGACGACGCCCGCGACCTCGCCCCGGCGTTGCTCAAGCTCACTACGTAGGTCCCCGGAGGACGCATGTCGAATATCCTCTTCAAAACGGGGAAGCAGAATATCGGGTCGAAGGTGATGAACCTCGCCAGCGGCGGGGACAC